GATCTAGAAAATAATACATTAACTTTTAATGATGATGAAGGTAATTGGTATGAAAAAGGGGCTAGAGATATCTCCATTATTTATATCCATTCTGATCAATTCCAAATTAAAAGTAAAGTATTAGAATATACATATCCTGGGCCTAGCCAAGCAATTCCAAGCTTTGATATTCCAGAACCATATAAAGATTATATCCGCTATGGTGGTGAATTCTTTGCTCTTCAAGGTTCAGTATTATTGCCTAAAGATAGATACTTTATCAAAGATAAAAACTTCTCATTTGTATCTGCAGATGATAAGATTATCAAAGATAGAACTATTACTTTCAATAATATTTATACTGAAGGTAATGAAGTTGAAATGGAAGAATCTTGGTTTGAAACCAAGGTGGATATTCCTGGCATTCAAGATTATAAAGTTACTGTACCATTCGAGAATTATACTGAAAGTGGTTATTTACTTGAAGTATTTATCGATGGTAATAAAGTTAGATCATCTGAATATACATTCTTGAAGAATAATATTAAGATTATCGACCAAACTAAAGTAATGAGACCTGGTGTAAGAATTCAAGTTCATTTTGTTTATGCTAAAGATAGAACTAAAGCTAAGATAAGTTCTTTAAGCATTCCAATTGAAAAGAAAACTTATGCATTTAAAATCAAATTCCCATATGATGGATATGAATATCGTCATGATAAATGGTATTTGACTGTAGATGGAATGATTATCGAGCCATCTAAATATAAATTGACTGGTAATGTATTATCATTCAATGACCCACAATACTATCTAACTTCTAAAAATGTAGTAGAAGTAAAATTTATCAGATATGATGAAAACACATACTCTATTCACGTTACTGAAGAAGATTTATTGGTTAGAGATCAAGAACAAAAGTTATTCACTATTAACTATCCATTCTATAATTACCAACGAAGTGGTAATGGTATGATAGTTACTGTAGGTGGAGTTGTTGTTGATCCAAGTAGATATACTCTACTAAATAATACAATTCAATTTGATGATACTGTAGTTTTAGATAAAGGACGTTCTGTACATTGTATCTTTGTTTATAATTCAGTATATGATAATTTCAATAATTATATCAGAAGTGAGTATAGTTTATACGATTTAGCTAACGGAAGCAAAATCGTAAAAATACCATTCCCTTATGATAACTTCTTAGAGTCTGACAATAATAACCAAATGGAAATTATGTGTCAAGATGGAACTCTATTAGAAGAAAATGTAGATTATGAAGTTATTGATGATCAAGCTATATTTAGCGATACATCTAAAATTCTTTCTCATGGTAATAATATAATCTTTAACTTTACTTATATTAATGCTAAGAAGAAAGAAATCTATATTGAAGACACATCTAAGAACTATGATCTAAAGTTTGTTAAGGTTCCACTAAAGCATTCTGCAGATAATTATCTTAGAGATCAATCTAAATATATAGATTATGATAGATTTACTGAACCTGACTGGTTATGGGTAAATGAATTTAATCCTGTAGATATAAAAAATAAAATTCTTGAAAAAGAATTCAACTATGCTCGGACTAAATATATCTCAATAGATACAGTCATGTCTATGAATAATCTGTCTTTCATGATTCCATACTTCTTTAACTTATTCTTTGATAATTATAAATTAGAAGATAGATTAAGATTACAGCTTCCAAATATTAAGCAAGATAAAAACTATAAGTTATCTTCTGTATTATGTATGCTATTCTCTTTATCTTATGCTTATTATAATATCGAAGATAAGATTCAAGATGAAACAGTTCCAATTATGTATATCCAAGGATTCAACTTTGAAACAGATTTAGCTATGTTGCAAAATGATATCCTTAAAAAATATGGTTATACATTTGAAGATCTTAAAATTGGGGAATTTGAAAAACATAATTCAAGCACTACAATCAAAGGTTTGATGAATATGTTTGAGCATAATACTAAAATTTATGACACAGTTGTAAAAGGAATGTATTATGCAGATAATAAGAGAATCTATGATGCATATAAAGCAGTGTATAATGCTCTTATGATTCGTAAATATTCTAAAAAATTCTTTACAACTAATGGTGTAGATGTAGCTAGAACTTATAGTGAATATTTATATTACCAAGATAAAGATCTTTACAATATTATTGAATATGCTAAATCTATCGGTGATGATTCTGAACGTAAAAAATATATTACAAATATGATCATGTCTGTAGTTGGATATATCGAAATCTATTTAGGTTCATCTGAATATAGAGAGCTATTTAATAGCTTACCTGGTATTGGTATTGATTATATAAAAATGTATGTATCTAAAGTTATTGACTTCTTTAAATCTTATAAAGTAGAAATAGCTGGATTAAATACTGTATACAATTTCAATAACCGATATAAACAATATATCAAACCTATTGATATTATTAAATTATTAGTTAAGATGCCATTAGAAGATTTTGAATTATTCTATGATGGCTTTGAAAAATATATAATTAAGTCTAGGAAATATGATAGAGTAACTCAAGAAGATATGATCTTTATTATGAGATACTTCATGAAGAAATTCAAGTTCAAAGACTTTGGTGTTAATGAAAGAGATAAGAAGAATAAAGTTAAGATATTTGATAAGAATAGAATCCATTCTGTCTTAGCTAAATATGATGATCTTCGTCATTTGATTACTAAAGAAGTTTTAACTTATTTATCTCGTGTAAATATCTTTAATGATATCGTATCTGATATATTTGATATTATCAAACCTAGAATTAAATATAAACCTAAAGATAAATATAATATGATTGACCGTATCTATATAGATACTTACCATAAAAAGCCTTAAAGGTCAACATAATAATAAATTTTAAGAATTAAATTGGAGGTAAATATAGATGCGTGAGTTAAACATCGCAGAATTTAGTCACTTCAATGATAAGACTAATGTAACAACTGCAACTCATAGAGGAACAGATGTTAAAGTCTACGTTGGTGGCACAGATATTCTATTATATCGCGGAACTAATAAGATTATTCTTCCTGGTGCAGAATTTACTGCAACTCAACACTTTGATATCCCACGTCAATATATTACTCCATCTTACAACACTGAACTTAGCTTAGAAAATTCTGTATTTGAAACTCCAAGTACACCTGAAAAAGTTTATTTGTTCTGCGTTGGTACAGATGGTTGTGGTCGTGAAAACTCTCAAGTATATGAAGTAAACTATGGTAAATGGTGTGCTCCTGAATATTTGGTACCATTCCGTTATCCTTTGATTACTGAAGATATCACTGAAGCTAAAAAAGAAATCTATCATGGTCGTAAAGTAATTGGTAACCGTGTTGCTTATTACTTCAAACAATTCGAATCTAAACCAGTTAAAAAGGTTCGTTTCGAAGATGGTACAACAGTTGATGCTACTGTATATAAATCTACAAAAGAATCTGAAATTGAAACTTTCGTAGAAATCAATCTTAAAATTACAGAAGAAGAATGCCGTGAGTATTTCATCAACACTGTAGGTATCAATGAAGCACGTATTAACACAATTTCCTTGTGCACTGCTTGGAAGAAAGAAATCAATGGCAAAGAATACTATCAAGATATTCGCCCATTGACTAAATATAATATGCCTAATGAACAATTAATCGAACTTTCCAAAGGTTTAGATATTGTTTATCAAATTTATTATTAATAAAAATATCCCCATAGGAGTTCAACTCCTATGGGGTATTTATTTTTTTTTTATTTTTCACTATTTAGATACTTGGAAAGTATGTAACGGGAATTGATATCTTTAACAACTTCATCTACATCTTCTGGATCCATATATTGAAGAACCATTTCTGCTGCAGAGTTAAGCATTAATTTAACTGCAGATTCATCTTTGGTTAAGAATAATGCACCAGTAGCAAAAGATGATAACTTATCAATCTCTTTATTTTGGATACAGATAGACATAAATAAAATTAATAATTCTAAATTAGCTAAGTTATTAGTATGAGCCATAAACTCAATAACTAATCCTAGAACTTTATCAAATACCGCAAAAGTTTGTCTAATAGCCAATAATAAACATTCATAACCACCTCTGGATAAATTCAATTCAGGGATAGGAATATATTTGGTTAAGATATTAATATTTTCATAAGCTTCATTTTTGATAGCAATATATAATAACTCATTTGTATCAAAATTTACAGAAGAATAATTAGAAAGAATATCATCTAATACAACTGAATATTTTTCTTTCTCTAAAACTGCTTTAACAATTTGATCGAAATTATATTTTGTATCGGTTTGGATGTTTATTAAAAATAATAATCTATCATGTTTATCCGTAATATAAATCATATCATCAAGAAGGCTATTTAGGCTACCTGAACCATCACCCTTCCGATTATATTTAGAAGCTATTTTATTAAGTAAAGTCATTCTATTTACCTCCAAACCAATAAGTATAGGTACATCCAATTTAATTGGATGTACCTAATATTATTATTTATATGATTTAAATGGATTGATTCTAAATGCAATCATTGCTCTATTCTTATGAGTATATTCTTTACTACCAGAGAGTTTCCAACCTAGATAGATATCAAATAGGAATTCTTTTTCAATATATGGAATATACCAATACTCAGAAGACTTAATACAGAAATATCTGTTGATTCCTTGAGAATCATTTAGGAAAGATACACAAAATTCTTTACCTTTACCACGTTCAGATTCCAATACTATTTGGGTATCACCAATATAGTCAATACCTAGCCAATAATATGCAAATCCATATCCTGTATTTCTATATAACCATGTAAGTCTACAGAAATATCTTTGAATACGTTCAATAATAGTCATGTCTTCACTAATGATTTCTATATATCCAGGAATCATTTTTGTATCAGTCTTAACTTCTGGATGGTAAATGTAATATTTAGTAAAGTCATATTTAAAGATAGATAGTACATGATTTTCATAAATCATCCAATCTACATCTAAGCAATTATCATATGTTTGCCATAATCTAAAGCATTTAGGCAGATTGCCATATTTATCAGCAAATAGAACTACTATAGGATTAGTAATATAGCAAAGTAGCATGAATAATAATTGAGCTATAGCACAGACTATATATTCTAAAGTGGCCAATTCATATAAGTATTTAAACGATTTCTTTGTATGATCTAATTCCATCTATTAGCTCCCACTTTCTTCAATACCAATAGCTTTGAATGTACCATTAGTACCAAGACGAGCTTTTTCTACACCATTGAAGCTAAATACTAGAGAACCATCATTATCTGGAATGATTTTCCAACCACCAGATAAGTTCAAAGGTTGACCTGCAGCAATAGACGCTTTAGTTACAAATAGGTTATCCATTTCTGTTCTATTATATAGATCAGCCAATTTCTTATTTTGATATTTAGTTACAAAATAACGATCATCACTTTGCTCAATAATAGATGCAGGTAAAGTTGCAGGAAGAGTATAATTATTAGCACCGGCTTCAATACCATCTAATTTAGTTTTATCTTCCTTACTCATTTTACCATCTACATTACCAGATGCTAATGGAATAGAGTTAGCAGAGATAGCAACCCAGCTCTTACCATCATAACGATAAGTTGTATTATCTGATGCTACGTTTACTGTCCAACCTTTTTGAGGATTTGGATATGTAGTAGACAAAGCACCAACAGAGTCAACAGTTTCTTTCCAATCCAATTCAGATTTAACTGCATTGATCTTAGCATCAACTTCAGCTTCAGTAATACCACCATTAATGATACGGTCTTTTTGAGTTTTGGTCAAGAATTGACGATCATTAGTTTCAGTAATCATTGCTGCCGGGATACCAGTAATTTCCATGGATACGTTTTCAGAACCATCGAATGCTACTGTACCGCCTTCAATACCTGTAAGAGTAATATTTCGTTTAGTATTTAATTTACTTGCTGTAGCAGCATTTTTAGAAATATTAACATTGATCATATCTGGGTTACGAGCTTCAACTACATGGCCTTGACGGTCTACAGTTACAGCTAACCATTCTTTAGCAGATAAGTCTTTAGATGTATTTGGATGAGTATATACTGTATCAGTGAATTTAGCATTAGCTGGAACGTCAGCATCTACAGTATGACCATTAATACGACTTACAGAGATATTAGAACCAAGTTCAGTCAAGTTGATTGCTAATTCTGTTACGTTTAATTCAACGTCATTAGTACCATCAATGATAATTGGATCAGCTTTGATCTTACCAGATACAGTCATTTTAACTGGACGTTTAAACTTTTGAGCAGTAAATGCTTCTACATTAGACTGCATAAAAGAAATTGCATTATTAACAAATTTAGTTGTAGCAAGTTGATCTGTGCTAGTACCAATTTCTGCAGTCGGTGCTGTAGGAACACCAGTCATAATTGGCGATTCTTTTAAGAGCAAACTATTAAGTTGAACGCCACTAATCTCATCAGCAGATTGAGCATGAGATGCAGTACCACTAATATTAATAGAGTAAGTACCAGCCAATAATTCTACTGGCAAAGTACCTTTGATTGCAGTAACGTCAACACGGTCAACTGGTAGTACTAAATCATTAGTACCATCAAATGCAACTGGTTCAGAATGAGCTTTACCAGAAATAGAAATATTTACTGGGCTAATTAATTTACCAGTAGCAAGAGATTTACTTGGAGTATAAGTTTTAAGAGCACCAACTACGAAGTTAGTTGTTGCTAATTTTTCACTAGCATCACCTTGAGAAGGTGTTGGTGCTGTAGGAACACCTGTAAAGTTTGGAGAATCATTAGGAGCTTTACTATCCCAATTATTTCTATCAACTGCAGAGATGTGAACTTTTTTATCAGCAATATGTCGATTTAAATCATATGTAATTAGATCAGAAGATTCTAGAATTCTTTTCTTTAGACCAGGAGTGAGATCTTCAATATCTACTTTATCGAAGTTACCATTAAAAACTTCCATTTATTTTCTCCTTTCGAATGCAATAGATAATCAGTTACCTTTATGTTTTAACAATACAGTAACCCCTGGTTTTGCTTATTTAACCGTTATTAGGGGTAAATAAATTACATAAAGGAGGTCTTATATTGGGACTATTACGAAGCTTAAAAGCTAACATGGCCTTAATTTGTATGGGTTTTGGATTGCTTGCTGCTACATTAGTTTTAGCATCTTGGTTATATGGCTATTGGTCTAATGGCCTATATGGTACTAAGTTTGAAATTGATAGTTGTTGGCAAGGTCTATCTGCATGCGGTGTAGGCTTAATTGGTTTATTCAAATGGTTAGTTGATAGCTCTAAGAACTCTCCAGAAGGAGAATTTCCTATTGCTCCACGTGGTGGACTAAATACAATTTTAAGTCCTTTAGATGCAATGATGCCAACTGCACCTGCAGAAGAAGAACACGTTAAAGTTGTTTTAGAAAATCCAGAACCAGTTAAGAAAGCTGAAATTGTTGAAGAACCTAAAGATCTTTCTACTACTGATAGCTTAGTAGATATGGCTAAAGATGCTGCTTTAGAAAAGGCAACTCAAAAAGTATCTATGAAAATGCACGATCTATTAAAGAAAAAATAATAGGGGGATTTTTATATGGCAGAATTTGGCTGGTTATCAGCAAAATATGAATCCGATGGTGACGCTGGCACAATCTCCAGTGGTTGGGGAGATCCAGGCGGTAAATCCTATGGTATTTATCAATTATCTAGTAATGCTGGATCTTTGGAAGAATATGTAGATTGGCTCCAAGAAAATGAGTATTGGTTCGGAGCAGAGTTAGCTAAACATGAACTAACTTCCGCAGAATTCGATGCTGCTTGGAGATGGTTAGCATACTCCGAAAACGGTCATGACTTCAAAGAATCTCAAGATCGTTATGCTATGAGCATTTATTATAATCCAGCAGTTCGTTATTTACGTGGTGCTGGTTTTAATATCGAAAACCATCATGACATCATGAAAGAAGTTGTATTCTCTAGAGCAATCCAATATGGCCCTGGTCAAATTGTAGATATGTTTACAGATGCAGTTCATTATCTTGGATGGCCAGATCTTTCGTATGTAGATGCTGAAAGATTTGACTATGATATGGTAATGAATATTTATCTTAAAGTATGCTCTTCTTGGGAATGGAATCATTCCGCATCAAGAGATTCTTTAAATTACAGATTTATGCATGAATGTAGAGATGTATTAGATGTACTCGAAGCTGAAGCTTAAATAAAATTACCCCAATGGATCTTGGTATCCATTGGGGCTAATTGCCTATTTTGAACATATACGTAATAAAAATTATTACGTAAAGGAGGATAAATAATGGCAGAATATAGTTCAGAATTGGATAAAATCACATATGCTGAATTAGCCTTATCTCTTCAGAATACAATTAAGAATAATCTTGCTCATACTAAAGATCAAGTTATTCATGTAACGCAAGAAGATAAAGATAAATGGAATCAGATTTCTGATATCCCAGAGGCAACAGAAACCAAAAAAGGTGCTTTAACGCCTCAAGAAAAAATTAAACTTAAAAATATCGAAGAGCGAGCAAATAACTATACTCATCCTACGAGTGGAGTTACTGCTGGCCAATATATTCAAGTAGAAGTTAATGCTGAAGGTCACGTGGTGGCTGGGCATAACCCTACAAAAATTAATACTACATGTGAAAATGCTGATAGACTTGGTACTATCCCAGCAGATTCATATGCTAAAGTAAACTCTCCTTCGTTTTTAGGTATTCCTTTAACTACTACACCTAAACCAGATGCACCGTCTACTCAGATAGTTAATATTGAATATCTAAATAGCCAACCAACTTATATTAGACAAAAGACTGCCCCAGAAAAAGCTCTTAGTGGTAAATTATGGATTGGTAATAATAACTGTCTTAATGCATATAATAATGATGGCTGGCAATCTGTATTCTCTGAAGTAGCATTATCTATTAATGCTCTAAATTCTGCAGTTGATCAACCAACTTCTCCAAATGACTATTCTGGTCAATTAAAGTTTACTGGTAAACGAAAAATTACTGCATTAAATTTAACTAATATAAAAGCAACAACTTCTGAATATGCTACAGTTATTGGTATGCGTGCCGATAATAAAGAATTAGCATACGAATTCATTTGTATTGATAATTATATTTACATGCGAACTGGTAAAGGTGATACATGGAATAATGCTATCTCCATTATCAAAGACTAAGAGAGGGTAATATAATGGCAAAGAATATGGCCCTATCTTTTAGGGAGCAAAATGGTAGTTTTGATAATCAATTAGATAAAATTACCACAAAAGAATTGAATACATTATTGAATGAAAAAATCAATAATGCATATGCTCATCAATTTGATGAAGTAAAACACGTTACAGCTGAAGAACGTACTAGATGGAATAATATCGTAAATACGTTCAACCCCGCAACTCAATCTACTGACGGTTTATTTTCTGCTCAAGATAAAGTTAAACTTGATGGTATTGCTACTGGAGCAAATAAATATGTACATCCCCAAACTGGTGTTGTAACTGGTACATATACTCGTGTATCTGTTAATCCAGAAGGCCATGTAATTTATGCTGATAATCCAAATAGATTAGATATAACTGCAGCAAATGCAGAAAAACTTGGTGGTGCATTCCCAAGTGAATATGCTAGACTTGCAAGCCCTACATTTACAGGTGTAGTTAAGATGCCAGATGTAACCATGACGTCTAATGCTAGCTCCCCTGTAACTATTAAGCTACTTCAAAGTTATGTAAGTGAACAACTTAATCGTAGCTGGCCTATTGGTAGTATATTTATTACAGTTTCTAATATCAATCCAGCTAACTCTATTGGTGGTAAATGGAAACGTATTGCTGAAGGACGTTGTTTAGTTGGCGTCGGCGCATCTCAAAATGTAGATGTTAAATTGCGTCAAACTGGCGGTGCTTGGTCAACTCAATTAACAACAGCTCAATTACCAGCCCATAATCATCATATTGGTGGAAGTATAAATACTAATGAAGCAGGTGACCATACTCATAAATTACAAAAGAAAGGCGGCATGGAAGTAGATAGAAGTGGTAACGATTTACCATACACTGCAATAGATGTCGGCGATAATACGCCATATAATAATTCTTTCACTGATTTATGGACTGAAAATGCAGGTAACCATAGCCATAGTATAACTTTGAATTTATGGACTGATCAAACTGGTAGTGGTAATGCTGTAAATTTAGCGCAACCATTCATTGGTGTATATATGTGGGAACGCATAGAATAGAAAGGTACTTAATATGAATAAACAAATTGAAGAAACAAAAAGTTATCTAAAAAACTATTTTTATAATAATAAGAAGACTATTATCGTTGGTCTTTTAGGAATCATCTTTTGTGTATCATTTGGTGGATTCATTACATATCAAATTATGCAACGTCAAATAGAACAAGCAAACCAACGAATTGAAGATTTACGTGCTTCTCAAACAGATGAGGAAATGGCTCGTGAAATTCGTTTAGTTAAAAATGCAGTAGAAGATCTTAGACAAAATAAACCTGTAATTGAAAAGATTGCTGGAACTAATACTACTGAAATTCGTTATATAGAAAAAGAAAAAGCTGATGATCCAGATGTTGATATTCAACATGCTAAACCATCTGCTAAAGTTCGTTATAACGATCAAACTTATGATATTCCAATGCAAACTAAAACAACAACTTCTAAGAACCCAGATGGCACTGTAAAAATTACCGAAGGTCAAGAATTGACCATTGATACAACTGCAATTGTTAATCGTCAAATTGCTGCATATCAATTGAATATGGAAGACAAACAACGTGAACTTGAAAAAGAATTAAAACACGTTAAGACTCAAAATAAAATCATTAAAGGTGTTGGCACCGTAGTTGGCGGGGCAGTGGCATATACTGCTATCAAAAACGCTTTAGATAAGCATTAAAAACATAATAATAGTTATCTAAGCACAGCGAAAGAGGTGATCAACCCCATATGATTTCAGAGCTTAATGAACTTCTACATAACTTAGGAAGATTAATAAATGACTTTGGGCCATATGTATTTGGTTTGGTCGCATTATTAGTTATAGTAATCTTGTTGTTTGTAGTTTTATTATATTTAGTAAAATATATAACTAAAGGCGGTAATACTAAAGAACTGACTGATCAGATAGCTTTATTACAATCGCAATTAAACAATCTCCAAGGTAATAATCAAAATAGTATTAATCCTAATGCTATAAAGTTTACACCTGAAAGACAAGAAAATTTAATGAATGTATTTCTACGGATTAATAATAGCCTTAAGCATACTTGTAGAGAGTTGCTTAATGAAATTGACTCTGATAGGGTAGCATTTTATTTATTTCACAACGGGACCCATTCTACTAGAGGGGTTCCGTTTTTAAAAACTTCTTGTATTTGTGAATTTAGTAGATCTGGATATAATGCATATCATCTTATCCAAGAGCATAAGGATTTACCAATTTCATTTTTAGGAAGTCTTGTTTCTGACTTAGTTGAGAAACGAGAATTCGTAATATATAAGAATGATACTATAATGGATGCTTTCATTTCTAGAATCATTCTAAATGAAGAAGATAAAACTTGTTTATTCTGTGGTATATTTGATCCTGATAGTGGTGAAGTATTAGGATTCATAACTGCAGAGTTTATAAATGTAACAAAATTTGATCCTGACGATCTAAGAGAGAAACAGGAAGAATTGAGAGAGATTTCTAAGCGTACCATTTCGGCTATGCAAGTAATTTCTGCTTTAAAATAGAGGAGGATTAATAGTGGCTAAGCCAGATATATTAACACGCCTAAAAAATATCGATGGAACAGCCGGCGATGAAGAGATTGTAGTATTCTCCGGCTCCAGCGGATATAAAGTTAAATCTAGTGGACTTAGATTTGGCTCTGTTATGGAAATCGTTTCTAATAATAGAAACGTATTGTCTCATATCAATAATAACAAAATTCATGTAACTCAAGCTGAAAAAGAATCTATCACAGAAGCAGCTAATAAGGTCAATGATCATATTGCTGATACTACAATTCATATTTCTGCTGTAGATAGAGCTACATGGAATGCCAAAGAAACTGAAGAAGGCGCACAACAAAAAGTAAATATTGCATTCTCGGTTGCTAATAAGCATATCCAAGATAAATCTTTACACGTTGTATCTTCCGACCGTTTAAATTGGAATAATAAATATACGAGAGAAGAAATTGATAATAAATTCTCTCAAATGCAATACGATAATGTATGGAAAGAATCTGTAGATGTATTTGAAGAGCTAGCATCTAAATATCCATCTCCTCAAAAGGGCTGGACAGTTACTTGTAACTCTGATAATATCACTTATCGTTATGATGGTACCAACTGGATTCCAATTTCTGCTAACTCTATCCCATTAGCTACAATTGCGGTTGATGGTAAGATGAGTAAAGAAGATAAAGCTAAATTGGAAACTGTTGAAATGAATGCTAACCATTACGTTCATCCAGACAATCCTAATGTAAGACACGTAACCGATGGCGATAAAGCATACTGGTCTGCTAAAGCAGAAGACCGTGTTGCTTCTTATCAAGCAAATGGTTTGATGTCTAAAGAAGATAAATATAAATTGGATTCTATCGAAGAAGGTGCAACAAACTTTGTTATGCCATCTGAATTGGATCCTCAAATTATCAAACAAGATGAAAATCATCGTTTTGTAACTGATAAAGAAAAAACTGACTTTGCTAATAAAGCAAATAAGAATTTAGCTACAGAACAGCTTGATGGTTTGATGAGTCGTTATGATAAAGTAAAAGTTAATAGCATTGAAACTAATGCTAACTATTACGTTCATCCTGAAACTCATGAAGCTACAATTATTAAACAAGATCCAACTCATAGATTTGTATCTGATGAACAAATTTTAGCTTGGACTAATAAAGCAGCAGCTCAATTGGCTGATGCTGAGCATAATGGTCTAATGACTAAAGAAGATAAGGCTAAGCTGGATGGTATTGCAGCTGGTGCTAATAATTACCATTTACCAGAAACCTTACCTCCCACAATCATTAAACAGGATGCTAATAATCGCTTCTTTACAGATCAAGAACGTGAAAAACTTAGTTTGAAGAAAGATATGTCTGCATTCGTTGTAGGCAGTGGCGTATTTAATGGTACTGAAGGTACTATTATTAACCATAGCTTTGGTAATACATCTTTCTCTGTATCCATCACCCCAACAACTAATCCAAATGGCCAACTAGGTGAATATTGGGTTAAGAAAACTAATACATTAGTTGTAGTATACTGCTCTGGTGCAGGTAAGAATATCGAATTCGATTATTGCTTAACTTATTATAACTAAAAAAATATCCCCATAGGAGTTCAACTCCTATGGGGTATTATTTTATTTGAATGGATCTATTCCGGCATTATTATCCGTAACAGTTGTAGCTTGAATACGTTTCTTCTTAGCATTATCCAATGTAACTAATGCATCATTGAAGTATTCTTTATTCATATAAACAACAAAGTCAGATAATACGTGTTCAACTGGGACTTTAGTAGTTAATTCCATTTTATCCCAGTCTAAATCGTATCCATATTCTTCATTATTATTGAATACTTTGAAATCTAAGAATGCAGATGGAGAAATAAATGTTTTCTTACAAGCATTTATAATTCTAGTGATATTAATATCACCTTCAAAGATTTCGCCAAACTTAATAGTTAAAGGTTTAGATTTATCTTCCTCTTCATATGTAGTAGTGATAAATTGATCCCAACCTTTAGAGTTAGTATTAGGAATATTAGAGAAGTTAACTACATATGTAGTTAATTGACCATTTTCATTGAATCTCATGAAGT